AATGATGGCTCTGCAGATGAAGCTAGAGCTATGTATATTAAATATACAGGCACATTAGATAGTGCTTGTACTATAACAATAGGGCCAAACACATTAAAAAGAGTACATTTTATAGAGAATGGAACATCAGGCAGTCAAAACATCATAATAAAACAAGGTTCTGGATCTACAGTAACTATTGGTCCAGGAGATGTTAAGGTAGTTTATTTAGATGGAGCAGGCTCAGGGGCAGCGGTAAATGACGCTTTTGCAAGTTTATCTACAGTAGATTTAAAAGTTAGTGATGATTTAACAGTTACAGATGACGCTTCTGTAGGTGGTGACTTATTAGTAAGCGGTGAAGTACAAACAGCAAATATAGGTTTTACTGATGGTGATAATGCCATCACTATTGCAGATGGTGGTGGTATTACTGCCGCTAATGGTATTACATCAACTGCCGCTTCTAACTCTTTTGGAGCTACTAGCTTTAACGATTCAAACATAACAAACGTAGGGGATATAGCTTTAGATAGTTTGTCAGCAGACGGCTCTAGTATTTCTATTGCAAGTCCAGTAGTTATAAATGGCACTACGCCTAGTTTAACTATAGGAGATGCAGGAGCAGAAGACACAAGTCTAGTCTTTGATGGCAACGCGAAAGATTTTTATGTTGGGTTAGATGATAGTGCTGATAAATTAGTAGTAGGTGTAGGCTCAACAGTTGGTACAAACTCAATATTAACATTAGATGATGATTCAGTTGTTATAGGTGATGGAGCAGCAGTAGATACTTCAATAGTATTTGACGGCAACGCGCAGGATTTTTATATCGCACTTGACGATTCTGCTGATGATTTATTGATCGGAAATGGCAGTACAGTAGGCTCTAACGTAGCTATAGGTATAAATGAAAGCCAAGTAGTGCAGTTCAATGGAGCTTATACATTCCCAACATCAGATGGTAGTGCTAACCAAGTTTTACAAACAAATGGTAGTGGAGCTTTATCATTTGGCTCTGTATCTGGTAGCACACCTACGTTAATTTCAGACGCTGACGGCGATACTAAAGTTCAATGTGAGGAATCCTCTGACGAAGATATTATCAGATTTGATACAGGGGGTACGGAGAGAGGATTTATTAAAAATGATTTCACACATCTAAACAGATTAACTATTAACGATACAGGTGATTTTGATGATGCAAATACAATGTTGCATGTTAGAGGTACAGATAGGAATGATGGTCCATTGGCTATAAGAAATGATTCAGGCGACCAATCTTCATATAGAATGATACATTACTACAGAAAACAAGATACTACTCCTGTTGGAGTTACAAGTATAGATATGACAGGCTCAGCAATTCTTCACACTTTTTTATCTGATGAAAGATTAAAAGATGAATTAGGTCCTGCTGATGGTATGAATCTTATATCTGAACTAAATCCAATCAAGTTTAAATTCAAAGATGGTACAGGTACAGGCTCACAAGGTTTTACAGCACAAGCATTTAAACAAGCCTTTGATAATGTTGGCTCACATCCAAGAGGTGTAGAGGTGCCTGATAACGCAGATGACTATTGGTATTTAGACGATACTGCTTTAGTACCAAATTTAGTCAAAGCTATACAAGAACTAGAGGCTAGAATATCAACCCTAGAGGGTTAAAATGCAAGACAAAAGCTTTTATTTAAATATATTGCAACTTATAGATTATTCTTGTAAAAACGGAGCTTGGGTTGGCAAAGACCTATCTTTCGTTTCTGCGGTAAGACAAGAAACCGTAAAAAGATTACAAGAGTCTGAAGTTGTAGAACAAAAAAAAGATAAGGATAAAAAAGATGTGGAATAAATTTTTAGAAATGTTAGGCTTTGTATGGGTTCGTCAAAGAGATAAAGATGGTAAATATATTCCTGACAACAAAAAAACAAAACACAAAAATGAGGCTTGGAAAAGAGTCTGGAGGTATAAGAAATGATGTATTTTTTGAATTGGTTAAGTGATTTAATTATTAGTTTATCTGTAATAATTAGTTTGGCCTCTATTTTATCGACTCTCACCCCTAGTGAAAGAGATGATAAATGGATCAGCAAACTATATGATTATTTAGATCTGATTGCTTTGAAGTTTAAGGTAAAAAAATAATGGCAAGAAAAACGGCTGCAGACGTACACCTAGAGCTTGCTGTTCATGAAAAAGAATGTAGCGAGAGGTGGAAAACAGCTTTCGCAAAGTTTGAAGAAATAGATAGTGATGTAAAAGAAGTAAGAGATAAAATTGATGCAGGTAATAAATCAATAATAGGATTACTAGGTATTTTGATTACTAGCATGATTACTCTTATCATCAGGAACTTTATATCTTGAATATAAATATTATTTATAATAATTATAAACAGTATTTATGATCGTAGATTATGTCTTTTTCACAAAAGATTGGAAGAGCTGGTGAATTTTTAGCGGCAAGCTACCTCATACGCCACCTAGAAGAAGTCTTTGAGGCACCACCCTCTGCAAGATACGATTACTTATCACAAGATCAAAAAAATTCTTACAAAATACAAGTTAAAACTAGCGCCTCCTGTTTTGATCATCATTCATCTGACTGGGTGAGATGGGATATAAATAAAAAAGTTAACAAAACAAAAAAAACATATAATTCTGCAGAGGTAGACATATTTGCTTTTGTTTATTTACCGTTAAATATAGTAGAATTTTTACCAAACCATAAATTAGGAAAAACATATCAGAAAAAGGTAGAATATTTAAAAGAAGTAGATACTCTTAAATCTTTAAGACGCTCTATAACTATTATTGATACATTAAAAACATGAGTATACAAAAATATATATTTAGGCCAGGGATTAATAGAGAAGGTACTGCTTACGATAATGAAGGGGGTTGGTTTGATTGTAATTTAATTAGATTTAGATCAGGAAGACCAGAAAAATTTGCTGGATGGCGTAAAACTACTGATTCGTCTATAACAGGAACCGCAAGAGCTTTGCATAATTGGATATCGTTAGAAGGTAGTAAGTATTTAGGTATAGGCACACATCTTAAATATTTAATAAAAGAAGGCACTACAATAAATGATGTTACACCGATTAGACTAACCACCTCTGCAGGAGATGTAACCTTTAGTGCGTCTAATGGATCTTCGGAATTAACAGTCACAGATACCGCACATGGAGCAGTCAAAAATGATTTTGTAACTTTTAGTGGGGCTACGTCATTAGGTGGCAATATTGTTGCCGCAGTCCTGAATCAAGAATATCAAATAGATACGATAGTAAATGCAAATTCATATAAAATTACGGCTAAAGATACATCTGGCTCTACTGTAACTGCTAATTCTTCCGATACCGGTAATGGTGGATCAAGTGTGGTAGGAGCTTATCAAATAAATGTAGGCCTTGATTTTTATGTTTCATCTACTGGTTGGGGAGCTAATGGATGGGGTGATGGGACTTGGGGTACGACAGCAGCTTTATCAGAGACAAACCAACTTAGATTATGGTCACATGATAATTTTGGTGAAAATTTAATTATTAATGCTAGAGCTGGTGGTATATTTAGATGGTTAGAAAGTGGCGGATTAAGCACTAGAGCAGTAGAACTATCAGGTATTACAGGTGCAAATCTAGTGCCAACAAAAGCATTACAAGTTATTACATCAGAAATCGACAGACATCTTATTGTTTTGGGCGCTGATCCATTAAATGCTTCAGGTACTGCAAGAACTGGCTCAGTAGATCCTATGTTTGTAGCATTTTCAGATCAAGAAAATGAACTAGAGTTTGAGCCAAAAATTGATAATACCGCAGGCTCAGTACGGCTTTCTTCTGGATCTACTATAGTTGGTGCTGTTAAATCAAGACAAGAAACAGTAATTTTTACAGATACCTCTGTTTACAGCATGCAGTTTGTTGGACCACCTTTTACTTTTGCACTAAATTTAATAAACGAAGCTACAGGATTAGTAGGTCCAAATGCAGCAGTTACAGGACCTAATGGTGTATATTTTATGTCATACGATAATTTTTATGTATACAACGGGACAGTACAAAAAATACCTTGTAGTGTTTTAAATTTTGTTTTCTCTAATTTTAACAGCGAGCAAGCCTACAAAGTAACCGCCTTCACAAACACAAAAGAAAACGAAATAGGCTGGTTTTATCCATCCGCAACTTCGCAAGAAATAGACAGATATGTTATTTACAACTACGAAGAAAAAGCTTGGTATTATGGTCAACTGGTTAGAACTGTATGGTTAGACTCTGGAGTAGAGCCCTTCCCACAGGCCGTTGGTAGTAATAGTCTTTTTGAACATGAATTTGGTTTTAATGATGATGGCAGCGAAATGACTGGTGTATTTATAGAATCTTCTGACTTTGATATAGGGGATGGTGAAAACTTTATCTTTATCAAAAAAATAATACCAGATGTTAAATTTTTGTCATCAGAAGAGGGTAATGTAAATTTTGTTACAAAAGTGCGAAACTTCCCTGGCGACAGCTTATCTACAGTAGCCACATCAACCGTAGACTCTAACACACAACAATCACACATTAGAGGCAGAGGAAGACAGGCTGTAATAAGAATAGCGTCTAATGATGGAGATAGTGGTAATGATGGAGTTGGCTGGAGATTAGGAGCGACTAGACTAGATATTAGACAAGACGGAAGAAGATAATGCACCCAGAAGTAAGTTTATTAGAAGCATTAAGAAAAAAATATATCGGCGATATAGCTGTACATGAAGCAAATATTTTGGCTTACGAGATTAGTCCAGTTGGTATAGGAGAACATTCTGACATAGTTCAATCTTTAGATGTAGAGGTAGAAAAATTAGCGAGTGCAAAAGATAAATTAAATGCTGTAGAGATTTTAATACAAAATTTTCATATAGATGGCTAAATTATTACCAACAAGACTTCCAATAGCTACTGGCGATCAAGTATCTGTAGAAATTTTTAACCGTTTGGTAAGAATATTAGAAATCAATCTAGGTGGTTTTGACCCTACTTTTACGTTACAATTAAATCAAACCGAACGTGATACAGCCCAACTTGAAGCTGGCACGCTAATATTCAATACAACTACAGAAGTATTGCAGATGTTCGACGGAACACAATTTATTGACCTAACAAGTCACCGTACCTATCCTACAGGATTGAGTGCGACAAGCTCGTTAGGCAGCGTAACAGTTACAATTACATAATATGCAAGGTATAGAAAGTTTAAAAAATAAGGGTAGATTCGGAGATACAGAGTTAGCACATTTAACTCCTGGTGAAGTAGTTTTGCCTGCCGATTTTTTAGGCAAATATCCTAGTCTTAAAACAGCCGTACAAAAAGCTTTAAAAAAAGAAGACACTCTTTTAAATGAACTTATAGTTGGCAACGAACTAAATTCTATAAATCCACAAACAGGATTACCTGAGTTTTTTCTCAAAAAATTTAAAAAGAAAATAGGTAAATTCTTCAAAAAAGTTAGAAAAGTTTTAGACCCTGTTGCAGAAATAGCAAAATTTGTACCTGGTCCTTGGCAGGCTCCAGCTAATATTTATTCCAAAGCTAGAGCAGCAGGCCGTATAGTAACAGGCGAAGGTGGTATTGGTGATGCTATAAGTTTATTTACAGGCCCGAAAGTTTTCGGAGAAGGCGGTAGTTTATCCCAATTAGGTGGAGGTACAGGATCTATTGGTGACACTTTTAGCAGTATAAAAGAATATGTGTTACCGGGCGAGGATAAAAGAGGTATCTTTAAAAATTTAGGCAGAGATCTTTTTGGGATGGGGCAGCAACAACAAGTAGCTCAACAAGAAGAGACTAGCGAATTTAATTATGCAGTCACAAAACAACAAAGAGAAAAAGCACAAAACTATTTAAATAATTTATCGCCGGATGATTTAAAAAGAATACAAGAATTTCAACCAGATTTGTACAAACAACTTATGTATGAGTCAGGTCAAATTCAACCTTTACAATCTTTGGTGCCAACAGTTATGGATAAAGATGGTAGACCAGTACCAGTAAATCAACTAAGATCCTCCGGTATTTTTCAAACACCTAGTGGTAGGAAGTTCAACATTTTAGATGATTTATTTGGTATTGATCCAGGGGGAGGCGGTATATTTGGGTCTTTAGGTAATGTAAGAGAGGGTGTTAAAAGTGTTACAGGAATAGATCCTACATTAGCTTTATTAGCAAAAAGATATGGTGAATTAACAGAAAAAGCATTACGAGAGAGACAAGGAGGCATGCAAGACGTTAGAGCAGGAATAAGAAAAGATTTAGCACCAGTACAAACATTTGGACCGGGCGGTTTTGATTTAGGACTGGGGGGCGGTTTTAATAACCCCAGACCACAAATAAATGCTTTTGCAAAAGGTGGTGCTGTTGTTGGTGAATCAGATTATGCCGAAGGTGGTCCAGCTAACAAAAAATCATTTGAATTGCTAATAAGCCCAGAGGGTTTAATTCTAGACGAATCTAATGCGGCTATAAGACAGCAAAGCATATTCGGGAAAGTCATGAGAAGTTTAGAGGACATACCTGACAGAGATTTTGATGCGTATGTTGAAGCTGTAAGAAAAGGACAAGTAAAAGATGATTTATCAGACAGAGCGGTATATGTAGAAACTGGTAAACCTGTTAACGAACCAGACCCAAATGCACCTTTCAAAATGCCTTTAAGAACAGCTTATGATAATCATCCAGAAATATTTGAATTGGCAGTTAAATATGTAAAAAATACAAAAAAAGTAGGAAAAGCAAAAGGCGGAATAATGGACACAGATGAAGCGTTAGAATATGCAGAGGGTGGAGATGTTTTAGATATGAGATCAGGTGGTGAGTCTATCGGACCTGGTACCGGCACCTCAGATGATATACCGGCTATGTTGTCAGACGGTGAATTTGTTATGACTGCTAAGGCAAACTTAGGTGCAGGTAGTATGCAAATGAAAAAGAAAAAAGGTGGTATTATGGAGTTATCACCAGCACTAGAACCAGACAGACAAAGAGGTGCAAAAAACATGATGAAATTAATGAAATATTTTGAAGGAGTAGCATGAGAGGACGTAATATAGATTTTGGCCCGAAGTTTACAACGGACAGATTTGGCATGCCAGTAATTACACAAGCACCATTACCTAGCGATTTACCTAGAAGTATGAGAATTGCTAATCCAAGACGTAATGATAACTTTGGAAGTGAAAACGAAAAACAGATGGAACAATTCCGTAGAGATATGGCAAGCCTACCACCAGGAGTAGAACCTGGAGGTCAATTTTTTTTAGGCCCAAATGGTGAGCGACTTTATCGACCGCCTATGCCTCAAGCAGCACCTGGTATGATGCAGGCACAAGTTATGCCACCAGCTATTAATTTAGATACTGGAGAACCTGTATTAAATACTTTACCAAATCCCAGTGATATACCAGATTTTAGACCAGATGATTTACAACCACAATTTCCAGATGCTGATGTTGACTTAGGTATGGCAGGAGACGTAGTGCCAGGCTCAGGTGAGACAGGGGGAGAAGAATCTGGCTCAGAGGTCGTGACAGACCCAGTTCCTGCAGTAGATACAGGGCCAGCTCCACTTAGACCTGTTTTAGGCCAACAAGAAGTATCAGAGGTAATTAGCGACCCATTAGTGCGTTCCTTATACTTTGGTACAGAGGACACACCTGGATTTTTTAATCAGCTTCAACAAGCAGCTGCATCAGCAATACAACAACAAATACCGTTACAACAAACCGCAGGCTTAACACCATTAGAACAGACTGCTATAGATAGATCTGTAGCCGGTTTAGGTGGATTTGAGCCGTTTTTACAACAACAACAAAAAGCAATAGAAGAAGCAGTTGGTTTGGAGCGTGCTGGTGGTGCTCTTATGCAACCATATTTTTCTAGAGCAGAGCAACAATTTGGTACAGGTCTTGGCAGTCTATTACAGTCTCTTGGACAAACAGGCCCATCAGCAAGAGAGTTCCAAAGAGCAAGTTTAGTGGGTTTTGATCCAAGATCAGCAGGTGCTTTTTTTAATCCTTTTGAAGAGCAAGTTGTGCAAAGAACAATAGATGATGTTTTACGTGCAGGTGAAATTAGAGATATAGAACAAAGAGCAAGAGATATACAAGCAGGAGGCGAATCCGCCTTCGGATCTAGAGCCAGACTAACAGCTGCCGAACGTCAGAGAGCTCTTGGAAAAGGGTTAGGTGAAGCACTAGCTGGCATAAGATCTGGAGGTTTCCAACAAGCTTTAGGACAAGCGCAAAGAGAATCAGAGTTCCAAAGAGGTGGATTAGAAAGAGCTGCAAGTTTTGAATCTGGATTAGGGGCAAGAGAACTAGAAGCAAGAAGAGGTTTTGGACAAGATCTATTAACTGTAGGTGGACAAAGATCACAGCTTGCTAGAAGCATAGGGCAAAATCTAGCTGCTTATGGTAGAGATATAGGTGCTCTAGGTAGAGAAAGACAAGATCTAGCGCAAAAAGAAAGAAGAGAACTGATGGGGCTAGGACAAGTACAAAGAGGCATATTAGATACACAACTAGCAAGACAATTTGAACAGCAAAGAAAACAAATGGATAGACCTTTATCAGTCTTAGGACAGGTAGGTAGTCTCTTGCCTGGATATCAACAAGCAAGCACCAAAATAGGTAGTGCATATGGATTGCCTACAGACCCTGCAGCTGGAGGTTTAGGTGCAGGACTAAGTTTATATTCTGGGCTAGTAAACCCGAAAACATACGGAAACTAATGAAAGAAATATTGAAAAGAAAAATGTTTGAAAATACAGACATGCAAAATATGCCAACACTTGCAGATCCTGTAGGCGTGCAAAAAGGTAAAGACTTTGAAAAACTTATTGGTGGTTTGCTGTCTTTAAAAGAAAAATTAAATTTAGATGAAAATGTAAATTTAGCAAAAAATATAGACAGAGCCATCGAATCTTTGTTTTTAGAAAAAATAAACAAGGCCCAAGATTTTTTAACAGTAAGTAAAAATCCGCAATTTGAAAGTAGAAATTCATATACCTTTGAAAAAGACATACCGTCTTCTTTCTTCGACACAACAACTTTGTTTGCACAAGAAATGGGTGTGCCTTTTAATGAACCTGTACCAGAGATAGGCATACGGTTTCAAAAAAAGTTTAACGTAGGTGGATTTGTGCAGGGTAATCCTATGTTTACTAATCCTTTTGAAGATCCGTTTGATGATGTTCTACCGCCTAGTGGTTTTGGACCAGATTTTTCAAATTTAGACACAACAATAGAGGAAAGTATTGAAGATTTAAATCAAGACAACATTCCTGTAGAAGAAGTCGTGGAAGTGCAACTTGATCCTTTTCAATATCGTAGCTCAACTGGTCAAATATTTGATATAGATCCTGATAGGTTCCTGAATTCTTTGTCTGCTATAGACAGGAACACATTAGCCGCATTAATACAAAATCCAGAGGTAGAGTATGGACAAGGTTTAAGAAGAATAATTAGGGATAGGGTAGCTTTTGAAAGGTCTGAAGCTTCTGACGTAAATCCTGAAACTTTTAAATTCGGGGAAATGTTACCAGACTATCTATCCTTTGGCTCAGGTCTTCAAGACTTTGTTTCTCCTGGTTTAGTAGCTGTAGAAAGAATAGGTTTAGATATTGCGACTTTGCCAGAACGTATTTTAAACCCTTTATTCGGTCGTGCTGGTGATCCTTTTAAAAAAGAATACATATCTAAAGAAGAATTTAATAAATTACCTTTAATACAAAAATTGAATCCGAAGTTAGTAATAGAGTCAGAATATTTTCCAGATGAAGAGAATCCACTCGAACAAGACCTAAGTGGTAGATTGAGAAGGGGTAAATCTGTAGAGGAACTTGATTTAATAGTAGTTGGACTTGATCCTATTAATGTTGAGCTAGAGCAATTAGACGAGGGTGAAACTCCTCCAGACCCAGATGCAGAAGTAAAGACAGAAGATCCCGAAGAAATAACTTCGGACAGCCCTGAGGAAGAAATAAATGTAGAAAAAGATAATGATAAAGCAGATCTTGAAGAAGCCATTGTTGATTCTGACGTGAAAACTGGCTTTACAAAAAAAGAAGACATAGACAAAGGTTTTGATACAGCAATAGCTGCAAAAAAATTAGGGCTAGATGTATTTAGTAGTGATAAGTTTTTACGTGCTATTAGAAATATAGGCTCACAATTAGTTGAACAAGGCACTATGGGAGCAGGATTAGCTAAAGGTGCTGCTGCATTTGCTAAAGAAGAAGCAGCGCGTGAACTGGCTAAACAAAAATTCCAAGAAGAATTACTTATTAAAAGTGCTGGGGCGCTTGGCAAAGAAATGAAATTCAGCGATATTGAGGCAGTAGCAAAAAGAGGTGATAAATTAAATCAATCTATAAAAGACTTTGAAGGTAATCAATCAGCTTTAGCTTTGATGGATGACGCAATACGTTTATTTGAAACTGCTAGAGACAAAGGAGAGGCTGTTACAGGTTTCCCTGGAGCTTTCAACAGATTTAAAGATCAATTTATAGCAGCAGCAGGAATAGAGGGCATAGACACTTCTAGCGCGACACAAATACAAAATTTGATTACCGTTTTGAAAAATAGAAGCATTAGAGAGATTCTTAACGAGTCAGGTAGAACAATTTCTAACTTAGACAGACAAATTGTTGATCAAGTATTTGGTAAATTAGATTTAACTTCAAAACCAGATGAAATACTCAAAAAGCTTAAAAACTCTAGGCAACAATTAGTTGATAACGCGTTAAAATATCAAAGTGATGTCAGATTAAACGCATCAGCACTTAAACAACCTGCCGCAGGTCAATTCGGACAAGAATATCTTTTAGGTAAAACAAACATAATAGCTAAGATTTTAGCTGCAAGCGATTTTTCAAAAGCAATTTTAGATCAAAAAGATATCAATACAGTAATAGCTATAGACTTGTAATAATATGCCAATATATGAAGTAAACATAACAGACGCTAATAAAGTTCGAGTTGAAGCAGATACTCCGGAACAGGCTAGAGCTATAGTCAGAGAACAAATCCAGTCAGTTAACAGAGCAAGAGATGGTAAGCTTGCTGCTCTACCGGGCATAGAGGAGCTTCTATTTGATTATGAAACAGGTGTTAAGGATGTAGATTTAAGATATAAATTAGGAACTGCTGAAAACCCAAGAGAAAGAGAAAATGTAGCCGAAAAAATATTGGGTGAAGATGGCTTCACTTACACCAGCGACCTGCAACTAGCAGCTACACCTGCAGGATTGTTAAAATTAGGTATAAAACCTGAGTATCTAACTCTGAAAGACGGCAGCAGAGTAGGTAAAAACGTAGTCATTGATGAAAGATCTTTTGGTTTTAATAAATATGACTTTGCAGATATGTCTGGAGTCGTTGGTCCTATATTAGGCGCTATAGCTTTTCTTACACCACAAGCGCGTTTGATTGGGGGCGTGACTAGGTTGATGAAATTTTTTAATGGTGGTGATAGAACTTCCAGAATTTTAGCAAGTGGTATAGGTACTGCAGCTGGTAAAGGTGTAGAAGAAGCTATAGAGGTCGAACAAGGTCTACAATTACAAAATAAACAAGAGATAGCAGATCTTTTAAAATTTGAATTTGGGTTAGGGGCATTAGGTCAGGGTATAGGAGAAGGTTTAGGAGTTGCTTATGGCATGCTATTAGGCAAGCAACCACCTCATGACAATATAAGATTACTTAGACAGGCTATACAGGGTCGTAATTTGGACGATATCATGAAACTAGACGCAAGTTTAGGAAAAGAAGCCACAGAAAAAGAAATCGTTGAAGCTATAAAAGCGGGTAAAGTTACAATATTTCAGGAAAGAGGCTTGCCTTCACAAGCTAACTTAGGTAGATCTTTGGTGGGTAGAGGACAGTCAACCGCTGAATTAGTTTTTGGTTCCAAAAGGACAGAAGAAACAAAAAAATATTTAACAAGATCTATAGCTGAATTATTTGCCCGTTTGAATAAAGAAAAAATAGATGGCGACGATCTAGCTGAAATTATAAAAAATTATGGCGATAGAACTTTCATGACTTCAGCACAAAAAAGTGAATTAGATGATTTGGTAAGAGACAGAATAGCTACCCTTAATAATTCTGAGATAGATTCAATACAAAGTGTTGAAAAATTATTCGACGATTTAATAAAAGATTTAACCGATCAAAGAATTTACGGACCTGGCGGCATATTGCCAGAAAAAATAGATCCAGGTGATACAGGACAGGTTATAAAAGAGGCTTTGTTTGAAGCTAGAAGCGGATTAAGGAAACAGCAGTTTGAAAAATTCCAACAAGCCGATACTGCATTAAGAAGTATAAGACCACAAATACTTGGAGATATTAATGAAAATGTTTTCAAAAAAGCATCAGACGATATAAAGGCAACTTTAAATAAATTTGAAAACGAAAGGCTAGGATTCATTTTTGGTGCCGACGATAAAGAGGCTGGGGCCAACGCTATACAACTATTAAAAGGAATACAAGAAAATCTAGCGGCTAAAAGCGCAACTTTAGCAAAAAATCTTAAAGAAGGAAAACCTTTAGAAGCAGATTCATTAAATTTAGTGCAAATAAGAAATACTTTATCTGATTTAAAAGCTTTGACAGCAAGTTTCACTAGAGAGTCACCTTTGAAAAAAGTTGTCAACGAAGTTACAGAAATTTTAGGCTTTGGTGATGAATTAACGGGTGGGAGCAATAGACCTGGGTTATTAGGGATTTTGGGTGATGCTGAACAGTTAGCAGTTAAAACCAAAATTTCACCGGCAGACGCTAAACAACTAGGTAGTGCTATACACCTTTTAAAAAGTGCAAATAAATTTTCACGAGATGTATTAGAGAATTTTGATGACAAAATAATACAAAGTGCTACCTTGTCAAACGCTAAATATGGAACATTATCTCCAGACGAAGCTTATAGCAAAATATTCAAAGGTGGTAACAGAGAACAGCTAGAAGATATGTTTAAAGCAGTCAAAATGTACGACGACTATATAAAGGATGTAGGGCCAAAAGGATTTAAACCAGACAACGAATTAAAGCTTAGAAACTCTTTAAAGAAAAAATTAATTTCTGAAGCATTTTATGACGCGTATGATTATTCAACAAATACTATAGATTTTTCTAAATTTGCTGCAATATTTACAAGATTTGACGCAAAAAGTCCAGGTAAGTTAAGAGCTTTATTTGGTGATGAAACTGTAAGCGGTTTTAATTCTGATAACTTTTTGGCAGCCTTACGTCAGATAAATGAGGTAAAACCGAATTTAAAACCTGGTGACATAGAAGAATTAATATTAAATCTTGAAACCTCTGAAAGAGGATTGACAAAAATTTCATCAGGTAAATCATTTATAGAAGGTTTAAGAAATATAGCCAAAGCAAAATCAGAAACAGCAAGATTTGAAGGTAACGCAATTATATCTAGACTGCCAGAGGCAACAACAGAAGAAGTTGTTGGTAAAATATTTACGCCACAAGGGGCTTCTAATATTGCAGAGGTAAAAGCACTTTTAGGTCCAGAAAAATTTGTGGCTATTCAAAATAATGCTATGAATAAGATTTTGCAAAGAGCAGTAGATTTTGACGGTATTACAAAACAAGGTGATATTGTAAAACTTTTCCAAGCCGATAAATTTAACAATATTTTAAAATCATATGGTGACGAAACTTTGTTTGAAATGTTTGGCACAGAAGTAGCACAAGGTCTAAAAAACTTTGGCAAAACTATGGAGCTTTTAACAAGAAAAGAAGTTGGACGAGGAGGTGCAGCCGGAACACTTGTAGCTGCAGGTATAGCTATTAATGCTTTCAATCCAGCCGTATGGGGTACATTGATAGGGTTGGGAGTTTTACGTTCAGCTTTTCAAAACCCTACCATCTTAAAACTTATGGCAAGAACAGATAAATCTGCGGTTGTTCAATTAATAGAAATATTCCAAAGAGCTTTATTAATTGGTGGGGTAAGACAAACAGGTTTAGCAGTATCTGGTGTTGCTGAGGATATTTCTGAAGAAGTTGAAGAACAGTTAGACGCCACAACTTTAGATGATCAAGCTACAGGAATTTTAGGCCAAGGAGCAGCACAAATACAAAATTTAATTCCTACTGGTAGACAACAGCTGCCTTTACCAGTCGGACAAGTAGATCTGCCAGAAATAGATCCTGTAGACATATTAGGGCAAGATGCCTTGCCTACATTAGAAAGAGAAAGACAACTAGGGTTTAGTCCTATTTTAAGAACTTAATCGTTCATTGAGTTTCTAGCTACGCCTTTCATTTTTTCATAAGTTCTCATACCGCCAAGTCCCAAAAGTGATAGGGTTAGGGTAAGTAATCCTTCAGTTTGTATTTCAGGTAAAGGGACTTGACTCCCACTTACGATAATTATCCAATTTAAAATAGGGGCTAGAAAATATGACCACAATAACCCAAAACAAGCTACCCACATTATTGCAGGCCTAGCTCCTGATACGAATATTGATGAATGTTTTGCTTGTTCTTTATTTACTTCTATTTGAGCTAAATTAGCCTTATGTAATTCTGTTTTAAGTTCGTGTTCTAATTGTAATTTAAGATTTTTGTCTGTAACAAATTTACTTAATACTTTATCTGCTACACCTATTACTGATTCGGTTATTTTGCTCATTAAAAACCTATTTCGTTCCTATCAAGACCAAGCGGTTTGTCTGAAATACATTTTAACATATTCACAGGTATGTGAACGTATGGCTCATTGTCTTCATCATATTTAGGATCTTGTGATAAATTCATTCTGATATCGTATAAGTGATTTGGATCCCACTCATGATAATAAAGACCGTCTGTCATGGCGTAAACTATTATGAAAGGTATATTTGTAGATCTAGCGTAGCTTGCACCTTTTCTTAACTTTGCCATAGATAAAATTAATGTGTCGTATTTTTCTATTGAAAAAGTTCTAACTTTTACTTCACACCAGTAACATTTTTCTTTTGACTCTATCCAGTAATCGAGCGCATAAGAAGTTGGTAATTTATGACAAGTAACGTGCCAAGCTCCTTCCAAATAACCTGCTATACGTTCTTCTCTTTTTTGATCCTCTCTAGTTTCAAGACTTGGTGTCCTCATAGTCTTCTCCTTGTTTAAAATATATTCTCACTAAATATTTTCTTATCAAAGCTAAAATAGTAAGAACTACAACTTGCGCTATAGATATCATCAAAGCACTATTTATACCAAATAACATTAACACAACTATAGTTATGTATGCAAAAAACCAATTTATAGGCAAACCCAAAGCAGTATCGAATATTGCCTCTCTCATAGCTTTCTTATTAATCTTCATAATAATTAGGATCTACCGCAACAAATCTTTTTGTAGGCCTACCTTTACCCCCCACCCTTAAATCCATTTCTTGTATTTCGCCTGCGTTTTTCAATCTCTCTATTATTTCTTTCACTTCGTATGTCTTCATACTTCTGAACAATTCATGCCTATCAACTTCTCTTTTTGATATACCTTCTTCTCCTCTCGATCTTATAAAAGATAAAACCTGTTTTATTTTAGACTCAGTTGCTGACGAAGCAACTTTATCTCTACATGCTTCTATAAATAATAAATCATAATATCTTACGTAATCTATACACCATTCAGTTACTTCTGCGTCAATCTCCTTAGCGTCAGGATTTTTAGCAAGAGCACAAGCTAAAGATAGTCGCATACTTTTTTCTCTAGTCCTGGATAACAAAGGCTCTAAATTATCTTTCTCTAAGGCGTCTTGACGTTTGACAATTTCATCAGCAAAATTTTCTAATAATGTTTCTGCTTCTTTGCTAAAGGGTATTATTTTAGGCTTAATATCTAATTCAGCGTTGTTTTGTTCTACTCCATCAAAATCAGATGTAGATCTTCGTATATAATTTACCCAATTGACAATATTCAAAGGAGCACTTTTATACTGTTTTAGCCTTTGTACTTTTCTAGGCTCTTTAGATTCAATAACAAGAAATCGGTTTAAAAAACCATCTGCTATACGGCCTGAATTTAAAGCTTTGTAAAAATTTTGTGGCACAGATAACCCAACTAATGTAATTGCAGGTTTGTAAGCTATTCTATTCATAGCTTGATCTTTATATTGATCAGGTACAGCCATCAAAGAATAATTATCAGGTCGCAAAGCTCCGTGACATCTGCCCCAAGCTTCCATTAAAGTTTGTATGCCATCTTCTCTATTTGTATTTTGTTGTGCTCCAATAGCCTCTAATCTTTTACCAAACTCGTCCATAATTGTTATTTGAGTTGGTCTATATCTAAGTATTGAATGTACTGCACCTGATGATGTGTAGCCATCCCCAACCACTAAATCTTGGTGTTCTGAAGTGTTCAAAACATTCTCAACAAATGATTTTATATTTTCTTTTCCCTGACCAGATTTGGCTATACCCATAAAGTATAAAGATGAAAAATTATTCATGTTTGTTCTATAAATCCTACCACAGACAACGCTAACTAAAGATAGTGCAGCTACAATAGATAGTTCTGGTTGGCTTACTTGTGCTATTTTTTCACAAAAATCAAACATGTCTTTTAAAATACCTGGCGGCCTATATAAATTTTTTGGCGGATCTATTTTTTCATAACTATTTACAAAAAGAGGTGCCTTTGCATTTTTTCGGTCATGGGTTTTTTTTACATTATCTACAACTGAATTTATTTCTGCTTGTGATAAAGGTGGACTGTTTTGACTATTCCAACTTTGCATAAAAAATTTAGCAAACTCAATATTAATATTTTTTGATATTAGATAACCGGCTAATCTGGCGGCTTGGTCATTTCTCGATCCTTCATTAACACCGTCTAATGAGATAGGAGCTTGAACCTTAATAGACTTATCTCTATTATTGCCTGTAATAGCTATCCATTCTTTTTCGGTAAAATCAGGCAGATCATCAAAATCATGAACATCCCATTCAGGAAAAAGTTGCGGTTTATACATGGCTCCAGAGGCATGTCTATTGTAAGGGGCAATAATTAATCCACCCTCCCCTCTGATATCTATATGCCTTTCTATTGGCGTATCGTTATTTCTCTTTGTTGCGAAAGTAGTAAAGTTTTGTGGATTGTTGTAGTAGTAGTGCATGCCTTTACTGGTAATAACACGGTAAGGACTCGCAGGTAAATTATTTTCTACCCAAGACATAGCTTCTGGAGTGTCTGCGTCAACAACTAAAAACTCACCACAAATTAAAGCAACTACAAGATCATCTCTATCTTTAAACCATTCAATAACCTTTTCTCTTTTTGGTCTTTCTGTTTTGTATTGGTGCCAACCACCTAAAAAGACTGGTGGTTTTTTATTTTTACGCAACAAAGGAACTACCGTCATACCTTCATCAAAGTATGATAAGGCTAGATCTAGTGGGCTTTCATTTTCAGTTAGATTTAGATTGAACACTTTCAGCTACAATATCTTCGAGATTACCATAGATGGATTCAAAATCCAGCCTTCCGTTAGAGGCTTTAATAATTTTTTTAGCCTGATCAACTGAAGGTTGACGATATCCATATCTCCAAGATTTAATTGAAGCTATTGAACATTCAAATTTTTCTGCCGCTTCGGGCATACCTAAGAATTCTATATATTGTTTTAACGTGTATCGTTCCACTTCTCTCTCCTTATATTTGGGTTGTATGTCTAAGACGCCTAAGTTCCTCAACGCTTTTGTTGATAAAATTTTATTTCTAAAATGGTAGTTTGCTAACCAAGTAAAGTCTTTTGACATTTTCTACAAATCCGTAATTAAATAATAGACATATGGTAACTTTTGTTTTACTATAATGCAACAACTATTATTAAGGAGAGATTATGTCTTTAAAACAAAGAATAGTGAGCCCTAATTCATTGGTCGAAGATCAAGGGGCAAAAATTTTAATATACGGCGCTGCGGGTGCCGGTAAAACGACGCTTTGTGCTACTGCACCTGGTAAAAAATTGATGATCGATATGGAGTCAGGACTTTTGTCCGTTCGTGACGATAAAAATATTGACGTCATACAGGTGAAGAAAGCAGAAGATGTTATGGAAATTTGTCAGGCTTTACAGAGTGGCGAGTTACAATACGACACCGTATGTTTGGACTCTATATCTGAAATGTCTGAAATTTTGTTAAATTACGAAAAAGCAAAACATAAAGATCCCAGAATGGCATATGGAAATGTGCAGGAATCTGTAACTAATGTTATGAGAGCTTATCGTGATTTGCACATGCACGTTGTTTTCGTTTCAAAAATGGAAAAACAAAACGTCGATAACGTCATGCAATATGAGCCTAAAATGGTTGGAACAAAATTGGGCCAATCAATAACTTATTTTTTCGACGAAGTTTTAGCTCTTAGAGTTATCGAAGAACAAGACGACGACGGAGATATAGTAAAAAATAGATGGCTTCAAACTGATGTTGGACAAGGTTTTACTGCAAAAGATAGATCTGGAAAACTAGAGCCTTTTGAAGAGCCTTGTTTAAATAGTATTATAGGTAAACTTGGATTTGACACACAATTTGTTGGAGGTAGTAATGAGTGATTTTGATGGTGTTGAGTGGTTAGACGTTGAGCAAATCTCTAAAAGAAAAGAGATTGCCCCTGCAGGCGAACACGAAGTAAAAGTTGTAGCTGCAGAAAAATATAAATCTGAAGCAGGTAATTGGACTGTAAAAGTTTCATTTGAGTTTAGTGACGGCGATTATAGAGAGCATAATGAGTGGTATAACTTGTGGGCTGCTAATGCTGACGCTAAAAGAATATCAAACGAAATGTTTACACATCTAGCAAAAGCTGTTGGATTTAAACAATTTCCTGGTAGCATAGATTCTCTTGTTAACAAAACTTTGTGCTTGAACATTTATCACAAAGATGAAGAGAATAATAAAACAGGTGAAACAGTAACTAGAACTAAAGTTGGTGAGTATTTAAATAGCAAAAAAAATGCTGCACCTAGTTCTAAATCTAAACCACCTTTTTAACAACTACGACCGTTGTTGTGTGAGGGGCCTATCCGTTGGGCCCCTTTTCTTTTTCTAATATTCTGTTTATAATTAAATCTCCATTCATAATCTCTCTCCTTGAATGGTTTTGGAGTTTCTCCAATTACTTATAGTGTATAAAAAAGGGAGCCGTAAGGCTCCCTAATTACATGTAGACTTTGGGGATCTAAAATGAAAAATACTAATAAAACATCTACATGTCCGTAAGTTCTTTTTTAAGTCTATTAATATACCATACGCACTTCTCCAAGTCTTGTATATTAGACTGTTTATATTTATATCTATGTAGATATTTTATCGCCGTACCTTCAAGATAAGATCTATAACCTAATGGGCCTAATTGTTGTTTTATATAATCAATAGCCTCTAATGTTCCCTGATTATAGTGAGGTGGTTTATTAACCATATCTAGATCTTCCACATCTCCTTGAAAGTCACATTTATCTTCCATTTCCATCTGCTCTTTTGTGAGCTCTGTTTTAGCGTCCCATTCTTCAGGCGTTATTTTATCAATACTCATAATTTCTCCTTGTTTACGATCGGTTGTATCATCTTTTTCTTTTTCCATTAGTGAAGTGTACCTCTGTTGTGCATATCATTGTAAAAATCACTTTGCATAATTTGTTTTTCTGCTTGTGACCAAACTTCAACAAATCTTTCAAATTGTTTTATATTCATAATGAAATGAACTTCTCCATTCTCGATAGTCGGTTCATTTTTATAAACATCTTCAAAAAGCAGCTTGAGTTCTAAAGGAATTTCACCTTTTTTGTAAGCTGTATTAATAAACTCCAAATTGATTTTGATAAATTCATCAATATCTTTTTGGGTAACGTCATTTTTTATAAAGTAAAAAGATTTACCTTCTTTTCCATTTGGCATAAGCAACATTATAACTCCTTTAACAATCTATATTCATACCCTCTAAATGTTTTTTTGGTTACTTCGTTTATAAGTGCATTTTTCATGTCACCCATCGTACCAATCTCCACATAAAATCATGCAATTAAATATTAAATACTTGCTGATTATAATTATTAGAACAATACAAATTATGATCCCCCACTCAAATAATTTTTGTTCTTTACTATTTTTCATAAAATTTAGGGGGTACTTTAGTATGCCTCACATTAAAAACGGCCGTTAGAAGCGAAATTAGAGCGTCGTTTTTTTCTGTCATAGTTCAATTTCTACCAAATCAGGTGTGTTATAAGTTGATGGTAGGCTTTTGCCTCCAACTACATGCTTGTATTCGTTTATAAGTCTATCTAGTTCTAACCAACCTGCTTCTAAATCATTTTTTTTCATTTTAAAAATTTTAGTTGCATAGGGTGGCTTTTTTTCTTGGGCGACAAATAAAAAATTATTAACATTAAATCCTGCTTGCTCGAAAGCTTTTTTATACCAAGCTGCCTGAAGATCATATTGGTATTTTTTAACAGAATTTAAAAAAGACTTAGGCTCTACGCTTTGCGTAGTTTTGTAGTCTATTATGTCTATAGTTTTAGAGTCGTGTGGCTGAGAGACTGGAAAGCGTATGACATCTGCTTTTACTTTGCACAGTAATCCGTTTTCTTCCCAATACAAAGCTCTCTCGTATGGATAATTAAAACAATCAGGATATTCATTTTCTGAAGGGTGTAGTAGTTTATCTGCTTCAGGTATCAAACTATTTTTCATATTATATATAGTTTCTTTTTCCGTATTTGTTATAACGGTAAGTCCTCTTTGGGTGTATTCTGCTCGTAGGTCTTTATTTGCATTTGTATAGGGCGAGCCTACTAAACAAGCAACGTCTTTTACGAACTGCGATTCTCCTTCGACTATTAAAGAATGTGCTGCTGATCCAAATCTTAGAGCTGGAGTATCTTCTATCTCTTCATTTAAAGCATGGAGTTGTGAAACTCCGAAACGTCTTATTGTGGACGAAGAAACTCCTGGACCATTATGATAAATCTGATTTGATAAATCAGTAAAATATAAAGCATTTCCTAACACTACATGATCGTGCTTCTCTAAAGTTTCAGGAACTATCATCTTTGTTATCCTTTGGTTTAGCTTGCAAGATTCTCGAAAACATTTGCGTAATATGTTGCGAATATTCGGGTGGCAACTTGTTTAACTCTGTAATCAAGTTCATAAATTCAGTAGTAGCATTGTGAGTTTGATACTCCATATGCTCTAGCGTATTAAGATCGTTAATATCTTTATTTTTAATATTTTCTTTAATAAGTTTACTCATAGTATTTGATATATTACATAATGTAGTATAATATGTCTACAAATAGAGTAATTTATTTTAAGGAAATCATTATGAGTAGATTATTTAATCAATATTATTTCGATATCGTTGATGACGAAATAAAATGTAAAGCTTTTGATGAAGCATGGAAATTTGGTTGGGATAGTGAACAAGAGCTGGCTGACAAATATGCTGAGTTTTATCAAGAGAAGTCTGGTATAGAATTAGATAAAAGTGCTAGACGTGAACACATTAATCTCCTTATGACTGCACATGGGTACGAGTCAACAGATTATGGTGTTTAACTTGCCGGGCGCACGTTTATAGTGGAGCTAATTCTCCGCTCTTTCTTTCAGGCGCCTCCTTACTAGCAACAGAGGGGCTAGTCGGCACAACCCTCTGCTTTTATTATATAGGATTATAAAATATTGAAAAATAATATTAATGACGACATTATTGTGCTACATTTAGTACATGAAAGTAATAAATATGGACGATCATAGACCACCGGCTTCGCCGTCAAAAATAGCTAAGATAATTAGTGATGAAATAGATAACAATAATAAAGAGGGCATAGATGAAGTTCAAAGCTGTATTTGGGCTTTAAGTTATAGCATTTCAAGACTGGTACACGCCCAAAAAGATATTAGCGCAACAGTAGATACAATAGACGTTATCTTTTCTCAATATGCAGATCCAAGTGTGTATCAAGATCTATATGACACACCACCTGACACAGACAGCGGTTTATAATTTCTAAGTAGTATTTTTGTCAGTTTTTGTCAGACTTTTCTTGTCGTCGCAAACTCTTATAGACAAAGGCTTTGACAATAAAATCATTTTTTTCATTTTTGTCAGAGAACTAGATCAAAATCTATATTAAGTAAAAATTTTTCTTGACGATATAAAATATTATGTGTTACTGTTATCACTATACACCTTTAGAGAGTGTAGAGGTCGGGCGTTTCTGTAGGGCCAGATTAAGCGCCCATACTTTACACATACATTCGGTAACACTATAATCACAATATGCCTGGCACAGACAAAAAAGGTTTCGAGCCTTTATTAGATACAGCTGAAGATCCTGCTATCGAGTTTTTCAATTTATCAAACAAACTTAATCGCAGACAAAGAGTTTTTGTCTGGAATGTGGTTAATAATCCACAAATGAGTTATGTCGAAGCGGCACGTAAGTCGGGCTATAAAGACGCTAGACAGTCGGCTTATAAAAATTTAAATCATCCTGAAGTTAAGAAAGAAATAAACTATTTGATGGGTGAGGTGAGAAAGAAGTATGAGTTAAACCAAGAAAGAGCTGTCAAAGATCTATACGACATTCGGGACAAAGCATTAGAGTCGGGATCTTATAATGCTGCCATAGCTGCCCAAAACAGTTTATTGAAAGTCGGGGGGTTAGTGGTTGACAGAAAAGAGGTAAGATTTGGTAAAATTGATCAAATGAGTAGGGCAGAAATAGAAAACAGACTAAAGCAAATTATGGGAGATGTTGTTGAAGGTGAATTAGTAGACGATAGTTCACTTAAATCTTCTGTCGTCAACGAAGTCCAAGAAGATGCCCCACAAGATAACGAAGAAGATTAAAAGTTCAATCATACGCAATCGTATTGGCCATATCTCTTTTTAAATTCTTCATACAATTCTGGTATGTCTAAGTCTTGATCTTCGTTAAAGTTTTTACGTTCTTGTAAAACTTTGCGTATGTAGATTTCAAAATTGGTTTGAAAATTACTTTGTTGATCGTATTCAAATTTTATAATCTCTCCTAGCATATCTAACTCCTCACTCAGTTATGTCGTTAAGTGGTAATATATCACAAATAAAATAAAAATTAACTTGATCTCTTTTGTTTGAGTTTTTGTATCGCAGATAATAATTCTTTGTCTGGATCATCTGGTGTATCACACTCTGCATAAATTTCACCTGGTATAGTTTCAAGTGCGTTATATAATTGATTTATTTCTTCTTGTGTAAATTTAATTGTTTTCATCACCACCCCTTTTGTTTCCATTCTTCATACCAATCAACAACATCTCTTATCTTTACTACATCATGGTTTATATCCCAATAGTCTGCATCAGAAGAATATCCCATTTCTATTTTTATTTCTTCTGCCTCTTTGCTTGTATGATCTAAATTACCTAGTTCATTTAACTTATCAGACGACCATTTATAAAAATCTTTGAACTTTTTACTCATTATTCACCTCATTCCAATATTCATCTAAGACTGCTACACTATCTACACTTTTCCAATCAATCTCATGCTCTGTAGTAATTTGAAAAGTTTTTGTAGTTCCATCTGTATAATAAATATCTAATTCAGAGTGTTTAATTGAATAATAATCTACTTTATCCCAATCAATACCCAACTCTTCTAAGTCAAATTCTATCGTTTGATGATATGTTGCTCGTATGTATTTAGGCTTACTCATGCTTCCTCTTCTATTTGCCATTCTCCACACCAACCACAACTGTAATCAAAGCCATATTCACTTGATTCAAAAGGCAATGCTTGATAAGTCATTTCTCCTTTTTTATCGCATTTGATACATTTAAAGTTAGTTCCATTGTCTAAAAGGTTGCCAACCTTTAACACATCTTTAATTGTATATATATCACTCATCATTCATATCCTATAATTTTTTATGATGATGTTGCCAATACAATAAAAATTTTTCTAGTGTTTCCAAATGTTCTGAAATCTTAGTATCTTCTTTTATGTAATGAACTCTATCAGCAATTATGTTGTCAATTTCTGTATAAGCCTTTTCCAGCTTTTGTAAATCGTCTGTTAAAAAATTCTTTAATTTACTCATTCTTCCTCCTTATCTATTCCACATTACAGGAATAGTGTATAGGTCTTTATTGCTAGTAGCTAAAGCCCCACCATCATTACCTTCATCATCACACATTGGAAAAATCCATGTGCCATCTGTAAATTCAATTACCAAAGGAATCTTATTCCAACCCATTTCCTCAGTTTCAGCTTCGGAAAGGTATTCAATTTTTTTAATAGTTTTACCTACTAAAAATTTAGAGATTTTGGTTTCCCAATCTTTCGTAATATTCTTTTTCATTCTCCCTCCTTATCTTTGCAGTAATTCAATATCAATTGCCTCCAGTTATATCTACCATCTTTGTCATATACGGGATCAGGATCTTCCCATGAAGATAAAATGCCATGGATTCGGTCTGCAACACAATCATTTGCCCATATGTGAGAATTGTTTGGGTATTTATCAGCAAACTCTTTTATAGAAAGTTCATCAAATTCTTTTGCTACTGTTTTTGCTTGTATTTCGCTATCACACATAGAAAGAAAATCTTCTTTATATTCTTCTAATTCTTCAATAGACAAATTACCAAAACAATGTACTTCAAATTCATTACTCATGTTTTCCCCTCCGTTTCTTCTAAGTGATTTATCAAAGCATATAGTCCTGCCTTGATACCTGCATGTTCTGATTGAGTATGACTATCATTTACCCATTCATCATCTGCAATAATATCTTCTGCGATATTTTTTATTCTTTGTAATGTTATCATTTCTTCCTCCTCACTAATAAATGATTTTCAATTACTGTAATCTGGTCTTGTAAGTGTTCAATATCTTTTTGCAGTTCATTAAAATTTATTTCATATTTATTATTTAAAATATCATCTTTATCAACTGCAACATTATCAAGCAAACAAGCAACAGATATACTTGCTTCTTTAACTGCTTCTAACAATTTATCCATCATTGATCTCCTCATATTCAATATCGGATATTTCATTATCTCCAAGTTCTATATTATGTTCTTCTTTGAAAGACTGTTTAACCCATTCTTTATATTCTTCTTCTGTTTCACATTCTCTACCCATATCCAATACAGAATATGTAATTACGCTAGTCCAAGTTTTCATCATTCACTCCTTATATTTTGATAACCTC